GGCGCAAGCCGGACGTGTCATAGCCAGTGGCGTTGATTGCACCGACAACCATCGGCGTAATGAATTTCTCATCCAGCATCTGACGAGCCGAGACACGGTACACGCATTTTAGGAAATATGGGTCGCGCGTAGCATCGTCGCCGTGCGTTTTACCGTCCGGGGCGATGCGATAAATGTACCCGCTACCAAGGCGGAAAGGCGTACCAGATAGGCCAATGACACGCAGGTTAGGATTTGCCTCCCGCATAGCGTCAATGATCTTACGAATGGTAGGCGTGATGCCGTGGCACTCGTCAATAATGACCGCGGCGTAATCTTTCAGGAACCGAGAAATGCTGTTGGATACGGTGCCGGGGGTTGCGAATACGACGTGGTGGCGGGTGGACTTGGCACCCGCAGATGCTGAGAAGATCGACAGCGGATGACCCGTTAGCCGAAACTTCTCTGCGTTCTGCGTCACTAGCTCCGCGCTGGGGGCAAGGCATAACACCTTCTTGCCCCCAGACACGGAATGCAGCCAGTCCGCCAGATCCGCTATCATGTACGACTTACCAGCGGCTGGCGCTGCGTCGATCAAGCAGGGATCGGTGCTGGAGCGCAGAAACGCCTTGGCGGCGTCCGTTGCTTTGGATTGGTAGGGGCGGAGTTGCATGTCACGACAGCTTCCAAAAGCTGGATGGCTTTCCGGTAAAAGCTTTGAGATTTAAATCGGGCATATGTTTCTTTACAACAGCTGCATATGCAACTTTACCAGGCGTATTTACCCGCGTCAGCTTCCGCCCCGCAATCAAGCCATCCTGCTCATTGGTCATGGCCGCGATGTCCAACAGCAATTCCTTCTTGCGTTCCTCCGCGTTGGCGATGGCTTCCACAAGCTGGTCATACTCTGCAATCGCCTTGTGTGCGTCTGGGGTGTCCACCTCCACGCGCAGGGGGTTTCGGTAGTCATCGGGGTTGTTGGCTAGCTCTGACTTGAACTCCAGCCAGAAGTCGCGGAGGATGGGGAGATTGATTTCAAGCCAATCCTTGTCGGGACGTACTACCTCCAGACGGTCCTTGCTCTCGCGAATTACGCTGCCATCCTTGGCCGTGAGCGGCGGCACCCACTGATAGAAATGGCAATAGCGGCTGGCCGTAACCTCTATCTCTATCTGCATTTGTGCATAGTAATGCGGTTGCTCATCCGCGGTCTTGAATACCGGGTTGGGCTCCTTGCGAAGGCCGAACGGACACTTCACTTCGAGCACGCCGCCATCTTCGGTCTTGCGATCTGGCGACGCGCCCAGCCAATCGCTGTAGGTTACAAAGCCTACCTCGGTTGTCTCTTTGCAGGAACGCACCTCGTATTCCTCAATCGCATGGTCCTCATAAAAATTGCCATGCATCGTGGCGACATTGCCCTCGAACTCGCTTGGCTCCCCCAAGGCCGCGCGCACCATTGAACGCATGGCGTCCTTGCGAGTCATGTAGGGGGATAGGCCTAGGATTGCTCCTACCATGGATCCGGTTACGCGGCCTTTGCGGGCTTCGAACCATTCGGGGCTGCGTTGGGGTGCGTTCATGCCTTCTCTCCCATGCGAAGAACCATGCCGAAATTTTTAACCGAAATAGGAAAGAACGCGGGCCAGGTAATCATGCCTACCCATGACACAAACATACCGTCTTTCTTGGATGTGACGGGCGCGTTGTACCCACTCAGAAAATTGGTAAGCAATCCGCCAACGATATAGATAATCACGTAGATCATATCTTCCTCCATCTATCAGCCTCGCCCCGGCATAAGCCGGGGTCCGGTGATGGGTGTTAGAAGGGGATTGCGTCGTAATCGGGTGCAGCAACATCGGGCGCAGGAACCGCCGTAGTCAGATGCTCCCAATACGACACCGCAGGGACAGCACGCTTCTCTGCATAAGACTTGCAGGCTTGTACGACCTTCGCCAGCGAATCATCATTCAGAAACAGGCATACGCTGTTGCCGTCCTTGTCACTGGCTTCAAACGTAATGCAGGTGCCAGCGCTGTGGTTCAGATCAGAACAGACGAACGTTACGGCGTTGTGGATGTTGGTAGAAGTGGACATTTTTAATTCCTTTCAAGTTTCGGTTTAAAAGCCGCTGGTGATGAATGGCACATCGTCCTCTAGGTCTTCGCCAAAGTCGCCAGCGCGGTTTGGTGTCTGCGCCTTGCGGGTGTTGCCGCCGTTGCCGCGGACGGGCGCAGGGTTGTCAGAGATAGGCTTGGTCTTGTCGCCTACTGCCTGAACGTAGTTGCCGCTCACCTGCTTGCCGTCGTCGCCGGTCAGTTCCCACAGGCCAAGGCGGATCGTCATCTGCTTGTTGGTCAACGCCAAGGCCAATTCGTCATCGCTTGGCTTGCCGTCCTTACGACCAAGCTTGCCGCCTGCGTTGCGGTCGATTGCTGCCAGCATCTGCACAGCCTTGTCACGCTTCTTGGCAGGGTCCTTGGCGCGAGGGTCGTCATCCGTCAGCCACAGCTTCTGGAATACCTTGCGGCCCTGATAGTCTGCAGGCTTCAGAATGCTCCAGCGGATCGACAGATACTCGTTGTTGTTGCGATCCTCTGCCCACTTGGCATCGTCAGGAGCGGCAAGAACGGTCGTACCTTCTGCGATCGGAGGCAGCGCACCGCCACCGCCATCAAACTCTTTTGCTTCGTTTTCATTGGCGGAACCGCCATCGGAAAGTGCCCAGAACGACATATCAGTTTGCTCCTTCAAGTGCGTCAAGTGCTGCTTCCGCAGCTTCATCTTCGTCGGTTTCTACGGGTTCGGGTTTGCTCTTAGCCTTAGCCTTGGGCGCGTCCTCCAGCACGAATGCCAGCGGGTTTACGCCCTTCTCAACCTCAAGATCCTCGGTGATCCCGTAGCGGTTTTTTGAACACATAGCTGGCGTCAGGTACGTCACCAGCACGCGGTCGCCGCTGCTGATAGCGCGCCCCGGCTTTGCGCCGCGGTCACCTTTGGCTTCTACGGCACCCTTGACTGCGCGGACCTGCTTGAGAAAAGCAACGCAATCCACGCTGTCGAGATACGGCGAAGTTGATTTCTTCGGCAGGCGCAGCGAGTATGCGGAATATGCATCGCTGTCAGGCGGCGAGACTTCCTGAATGTCTGCGTGTGCCAGAAACACGATGTTCATGCTCTTCTGCTTGCGCAGCATTTCGCTTGCCTTGCGCAGACGAAGATGCATTGCCGTAACAGCCGCAGTACCTGCACCCCAGCCGCCAAGTGCCTGATTAAGCCCGCGTGCGGATGGATCGGATGCGAGAACGTCCTGCGTGAAAAGCGACTCGATTCCAGTAACGCTATCCACAACAAGCGTATTGAACCCGTGGTCTTCCCGCAGCAACGCCTTCAATGCGTCCCACAGGTCTTGTGCCGACTCGATTTCGAGTGTGGTAGGCGTCTGGTCAGCAGGAATGTCCTGCGGAGGCTTCTCGCCTTGCGTGCGCAACATAATGACGCTGGGGAATGTACAGGCGAGGCTGGTCTTGCCGGTCCCTTGTACGCCGACGATCGTGCCGACAAAGGGTTCGCGCACCGGCTTGGCTGCGCGGTCTAGGATACTCATTCTTCGTATGCTCCTTCTTGCTTCCGGGGTTGACAATCGCCTCTTAAAGATTGATTGTCAAGCGTGCTTTTCAAGGAAGGTTGAGAAAATGACGAAAGATGAGGCGATCAAGGCTTTTGGTAGCGTGCGAAAGCTTGCAGAGGCCATTGGCGTTACCGAACAGGCCGTACATCAGTGGGGCGAGAACGTGCCTGATCTAAGGGCATATCAGATTAAGGAAAAATTGCAGTCTGGCGAGTCGGCATAATGGCCAAGAAAGATCTAGAGCTTCCCAAGGCCGGGAACATGATTCACCGCGATTTTTGGAAAATGGGCATTCCGGTTTTCCCGTTGTACCGCTTCAATGTGCATGGCTACTGCGAATGCAAGCAGCCTGACTGCGAGGTAGCAGGCAAGCATCCTTTGGCGTCCAACTGGCAAAACACCCCGATTTGGGATGAGGAGCAAATCGCAACTGCAGAGGAATACGGGCAGTACGATACGGGCTATGGCGTTCTTTGCCGGGGCCTGCTTGTGGTTGATGTTGATGCACGTAATGGCGGCGTTGACAGCTATAAAAAGCTGCTTGCAGCAATTCCGCAAATTCATGACGCGGGACTAACGGTTAACACCGGATCAGGTGGCGGGTCGCAGCATCTGTATTTCAAAGCGCCCGCTGACGTCTCCATGGTAACGCATCTGGCGGATTATCCCGGCATTGATTTTAAATCGTCAGGCTATGTCGTCGGGCCAGGGTCTGCGCACAAGTCTGGCGGAGTGTACGAAGCGGACGGATATCCTGAGGATATTACGGATGCGCCAGAAGCGTTGATTGATTTGCTAAAACGCCCGGAGCGCCATCGTTCGGAGTTTAATGGACACACTGTTGATCTAGCGCATAACGACATTGCCGATATGCTCGCGCATATTCCTAACAATGATTTGCCATACGACGAATGGATTTCGATCGGTATGGCTATCCACCATGCGACGGATGGCTCTGGCTTTGGCTTGTGGAATGATTGGTCAAATACGTCTGGCAAGCATGACTCCACACAGATGCAGTACAAGTGGGGCAGCTTCCGGCGCTCGTCCAACCCTGTGACGGTCGGCACGCTGATTCATTACGCATCACAAAACGGTTGGATCATGCCAGTAACCTTCTCTCCCGATAGTGAGGCGCTTGAGGAGTTGTCGCAGGTTACGGTTCCAGCACCGGATGGGTTGCCATTCGATATCGAGGGCGTAGATCTTACTGCTCCTCCTGGGTTTGTTGGCGATGTGGCAAAATGGCTTGCCAGCCAGTCGCAATTTCCTCGCAAAAATATTGCGGTCGGCGGCGCATTGTTCGCGGTCGGCAATATCGGCGGGCTGCGCTATGTTGATGACACGTCCGACGTCACGTCTAACCTGCTGGTGTTCTGCATCGCGGAATCCGGGACCGGCAAGGAAGGCATTTTGCAGGGCGCTATTGCTTTGATGCGGGAAGCTGGCTTGGCCAAGGTTTGCTATGGCCGCATCAAGTCCGACAAGGAGTTCCTCAACAACTGCGTGCGCCATCAAGCTGTGGTTTACACACTGGATGAGTTCGGAGAGTTTCTCAAGAAGGTCGAGACTGCGCGCACAAAGGGCACGGCAAGCTACCTCGAAGGCATTTATGGACGGATCATGGAAATCTTTTCCAAGGCTGGGCCGGGCAAGGTTTTGCCTCTAGGTGGCGACGATCGCGAGGAAGTCCGCGTTGGTTTGGAGAAGCAGCTAAGCCAGTTCATGAAGCAAGCGGAGGATCATAGCTCGCCCTTCATTGAGGCGCGCATTGAATCCACCCAGAAGCTGCTGGACATGCTTGAGAACGGCATATCGCGTCCTTTCTTGTCGTTGCTTGGCGTCACCACCCCCAACCTGTTTGAAAACCTCATGACCGACGACATGGCAAAGTCCGGCTTTATTGGTCGCGCCATGATTTTCAACGAGCGCATTAACGTCCCGGAAGGTGTGTTTGGCCATACCGCTCCGCGCATGGACAAGGACATGATAGATACGATACGCGCCATTTGGAACGGCGGAACGTATGACCTGTTCGAGGGGCCGCGGGTAGAGAATTACGACGAGCCAACGCGCGTCCCCAGCACGCAGGGCGCAACGGAGATGCTAAACGCTATTCACGTCTGGCGATATGAGAAGGCTAAGGCGGAGGAAGAAACTTCCGGCCTGCACACCCTCTGGAACCGCCTGTATGAGTCCGTAGCGAAGGTGTCGCTTATTCTGGCCATTCCAGGGCAGCTGCGAACCGAGGAACATGTTAGGTGGGCATTTACGCTGGCCAAGCGGGATATTGAGGAAAAGATCCGCCTTGTGGCGTCCAACCGCTCTGGAAAGCATGAAATTGCCGATGCCTTGAGCGACCGCTTGCTGGCCGTGCTAGGTGATGAGACTATGACTGATAGCGTCATAGCCAACCGCGTTCGCACCAAATACCGCAAGGAAGATGTCATTGCGTCTCTGGAACGAATGGCAAAGGCAAGGCTGTTGGTTCGCGGAGAAGTGACGCACCCGGTCAACAAAAAGGTGTCAACGACCTATTCCAAGCGCGCAGGATAATTTTCCTACGTCTTGGATACGCTTGGATATTCAGCGTAAGTCATTGAAATTTCAAAGGAATGTCAGGATGGCAGGATAATCACCCTTAGACACAGATAGAGCCATGAGAACCACTATCCTTTTTGACATTTTTTTAGAAGAGGGACACTCTCAGAGAGAGTAGAGAGTATCCTATTTATCCTTCATCCTTTGGCTGAAACCCGCAGAAATCCGTGGGTTTGAACGATAGTGGTTTTCGATAACGAAGGAATATCCAGAGCGATGCGATTTCGGGGTTGACCCCCACCACTTTCGTTGTATATTAAAACTGCAACCCAAGGAGATGTAAAATGATTATCGAAAAAAATGTGCCGATGAATGGTAGTAAGCGCGGCCCAAAAGCTTCTTACCCATTTGCCAGCATGGACGTTGGGGATAGCTTTTTTGTACAAGACCAAGACACTCAGGGGAGAGCTGCAATGGGAGCGAGAGCCCATGGGCAATACCACGGCAAAAAGTTTTCTTCTCGCTCTGTCGAGGGCGGTGTTCGCATCTGGAGGGTCGCATGACCACCGACGCACTCAAGCTTGCAGCGGATAAGCACCTGGCACGGGCGCATGGGTATAAGCTGGCGGGGGATGGCGAGAATGCATGGCGGCATCAGGGCATTGCTTATCATCTGTATCAGGCTCGTAATATGATGGAGGCTTGCGCTATTACTCCAGACGTGGCACAGTAAGAGAATGCAGGACATGAAACAAACCATCCGTGATGTATTCCGCCGTGCGGAGCCCCTTTCGCGTGAGGAGGAAATTGCGCGGGATTGGATCGTGTCGGGCAAGAAGCCCCCACGTGAAGGCGCTTGGCATGAGCGGCATGATATTGTATTGCGCGATTGGGTAGCGCGTGGATTGCCGCGTGAGGAAATCGCCAAGCTTATGAACCGAACCAACATGTCTGTCAGGAAGCGGATTCAGTCGTTGCGGCGGTCCGGGTTTATTGAGGCGGTGAAGTGATGCTGAGCGCTGAGACAATCCGGCTGGCGCGTGTTGCGTTGTTCGAGCGTGGGAACATGGAGCTTGATATTCGTAAAGCGCGCATGTTCCCTTTGAATGATTGCGGCGCGCAGGAAGCAAGGGCTTATAACGAGCTGGCTAGGGTGGCGGTGAAGTGATGACGTTCTGCTTCTGCATGTATCGTATGCCCGCGTTTCATGCCATTATGGCTATGAATGATCTGTGCGTTATGGCGCATAAGGTTGCTGCTAATGATGAGGGGGTGAAGTGATTAGCGATATCCAGATTGGCGATACGATCACGATGTATGTAAACGTCAAGCGCAAGTGGTATCAGGTTTGGAAGCCGCGTAGCGTTCGGACGCTGCAGGCGTTTAGGATTGTGGCATGAGCGATCTGCGTACGGCCAGCAATGCAGACATTCTCGTTGAGGGTATCTCCGAGGGAGTGCCGTTGCGTCAGCTGTGTCGTGAAAACGGGTTCAGCAAGTCAGCGGTGTATGTGTGGATGGCTGAGGATGCTGCATTTGCAGGACGCATCGCCTGCGCGCGCGCGCAAGGATACGACGCTATCGCTGATGAGACAATGGAAATTGCGGATGATCTGCATGATGAGCCAGCGTCGCGTCGTGTGCGTGTTGAAACCCGCCTTAAGCTGTTGGCCAAGTGGGACCCCAAGCGGTACGGCGACAAGGTGCTGATGGGCTCCGACCCTGAGAACCCGCTGCCTAGCGGCGTGGCGATCCACTTCAAGGGTAAGCAGGGCGACGCCTAATGGCCGGTGTGGTCGATGTTGACCTGCCGGAATGGGCGCGCGTTCTGTGGGAACCTAAACGCCACATCGCACTTTGGGGTGGCCGCGGTGGCGGCAAGAGCCATAGCGTTGCCCTGGCGCTGGTCCTGCAGGCCGCTGAGAGGCCACTACGCATCCTTTGCGCACGTGAGGTACAGAACAGCATCCGAGACTCTGTAAAGCGCCTTCTGGACGATCAGATAGATCGTGCTGGCCTAAGGGCTTTTTATGAAAGCACTGACGGCGAGATCCGCGGCAAGAATGGGTCGCTATTCATTTTTGCGGGTCTGCGCGGTAACGCTGCTGGTATTCGGTCCAAGGAAGGCGTGGACATCTGTTGGATCGAGGAAGCTGCGACCGTTTCGCAGGTGTCTATCGATACGCTGATACCGACCATTCGTAAGGATGGTTCGCGGCTCATCTGGGTGTGGAACCCGGATCTTGAGACTGACCCGGTTGACGTGATGTTCAAGGGCGAGAACACGCCCCCTGATACTGCCGTGGTTGAGGTGCAGTATTCGGACAACCCGTGGTTTCCGGACGTGTTGCGTGTGGCGATGGAGCATGACCGCGCACGGGATATCGATAAGTACAACCACGTCTGGCTTGGGCAGTATCGGCGCAACTCAGAAGCGCGGGTGTTCAAGAACTGGAAGGTGGAGGCGTTCGATAGCCCTACCAACGTCGAGTATCGCCAGGGTGCAGACTTTGGGTTTAGCATTGATCCGTCCTGCCTAGTGCGGTGCTGGATCGACGGTACGCGGATCTATATCGACTATGAGGCGCACGGTTACGGTGTCGAGATCCAGAACCTGCCCAAGCTGTTTATGTCTGTGCCCGATGCTGAGAAGTGGTGGACGACTGCGGACAGCTCACGGCCTGAGACTATCGCGTATTTGCGTAAGCATGGGTTCCCGAACATCACGTCTGCATTGAAGGGGGCGCGCTCGGTCGAAGAGGGTGTGGAGTTCCTGAAGGGATATGACATGATCGTGCATCCGCGGTGTGTGTCGTTGATCCAGGAATTGACGCTCTATAGCTACAAGATCGACAGCCTTACGGGGCAGGTGCTGCCAGTGCTGGAGGATAAGGATAACCATCTGATCGATGCGTTACGCTACGCGACGGAGGGTGCGAGGCGTGCGTTGGCTAACAAGCGTGGGCCTGTGGTTACGGCCATGCCCAGCATGAAAAGCGCTTTCGCACGCCGTTGACCGTATTGTCATCCTAGCGTATGCTGCCGCGCATGATCGAAGACGAACCCCTGCCCGAAAGCGAAACGTCTTCTAAGAAGGCGTCCAAGAAGGATCTTGTGGCGGTCCACAAGCGCGCACTTAAGCGGTTCGATAGCGTCGCACTTCCGCAAATGGAGATGCGGCGCATTTCGCTTGAGGATCGCCGGTTCGTTACGATCGAAGGCGCTATGTGGGAAGGCGTGTGGGGCGAGCAGTACGAGAACAGCCCGCGCCCTGAGATCGACAAGATCACGCCTAGCCTTGAGAAGATGGAGACGGATTACAGGCAGAATCGCCTGACGCCTGACTTCATTCCCGGCACTGGTGCAGAGAGCGATACAGCGGACACGCTGGACGGAATGCACCGGGCTGACAGCTATTATTTTAAGTCACAGCAAGCGCGTGACAATGCATTCCAGGAGGCTATCCGTGGAGGATTCGGCGCATATCGTCTCACTACCGATTACCAGAACCCAGACGACCCAGATTCTGACGAGCAGCGGGTCAATCCGGGTATGGCTATTGTGGACGCCGACCAGTCGGTATATTTCGGGCCTAGTGTACTGTACGACAAACGCGACGCGCCTTGGGCGTTTATCGTGTCTGCTGACGACCGCGATGAAGCTGTCGACAAGTGGGGCGAAGAGAACGTAGAGGATTGGCCTGTTACCAATGCCACCTACGCATACGACTGGTACACACCGGACATTGTGCGCACGGCTGAGTATTACGAGGTTGAGCAGGTAGCCGACAAGCGCGTCACGTTCACGCAAGAGCAGAGCCAGGAGACGCAGGCGTTTTTCCTGAGTGAGCTTGATGATGATGACATCAAGGATCTGCACGCTCTTGGGTGGAAGGACAAGCGCAAGGACGTTAAGCGCACGCGCATCCACAAGTACATCCTGAACGGCACGAAGGTCATCAAGGATTGCGGTTATATCGCAGGGCCGAACATTCCGATCGTGCCTGTGTATTTCCGTCGTGACTATGTGGATAACCAGGAGCGGTGGCGCGGGTACGTTGGCAAGTTCAAGGACCGTCAGCGGATCTACAATGCGAGCGTGGGCCATGTGGTCGAGACGCAGAGCCTTGCGCCGTATCCTGTGCCTATCCTGCTTGATGAGCAGCTAACGCCGACGATCGCACAGGAATGGGCAGACGGGAATATAAACCGTCACCCGTTCCGTCGTCTGTTGGCGGTGCGTAATGGTGCTGGTGACATCGTGACGCAGGGTCCGATCGGTATGATCGAACCAACCCAGCTGCAGCCGTCGACCGCAGCGTTGTTGCAGATTGCCAGCAATGACCTCACCAGCCAAGATGACAATGCGGATCAGGTCAAAGCCAACGTTTCTGCGGATGCTATGGACATTGCGGCGGCACGTGTTGATGCCAAGTCGGGTATCGCGCTCGACAACATGCGCCAGTCTATTGCGCGCGAAGGCGAGATATACCTAGGCATGGCGCGCGAGGTGTGTTTCGAACCTGGGCGCAAGGTTGAGACGATCAGCATGGATGGTCAGGACGGCGAAGCCGAACTGATGCAGCCACATATTGATCAGGCTGGCGTGTACAAGATCCGTAATGATCTAGCACGTGGGTCGTTCAAGGTCGTGGCGGACGTGCAGGAATCCACCAGCACGGCTCGCGGCAAGACCGTCAAGCAGATGCTGGAGCTAGCGCAGATCGCTGGCGGCATCCAAGATACGGAGCTTGCACAGGCCGCACTGCTCAATGCCGTCATTAACATGAATGGCGAAGGCTCGCAGGACATGAAGGACTTTGCCCGCAACAAGGGCATTGGCATTGGGTTGGTCAAGCCTACCAAGGAAGAGCAAGCGCAGATCCAGCAGGCGCAAGAGCAGCAGGGTCAGCAGCCGCCGCCTGCCACTGAGCAGGCTATGTTGGCGCAGGCTGGTAAGTTGCAATCTGAGTCCATGCTTAACCAGGCTAAGGCCACGCAGACGCTTGCTGATGCGCATCTCAAGACCGCACAGGCCGAAGCTGTCGGCGGCCCTGAGAAGGCACCACAGGCTCCGTCTGGGCTGTCCCCTGCTAACGATCAGGCAGAGATACAGTCGAAGCTGTCCGGTGCTGCGCTGAAGGAGGCGCAGGCGCGTAAGCTGGACTTCGATATGCATCACCAGACCATTAAGACTGGGCATGAAATCATGATGCAGCGTAGGCAGCAGGATCATGCTGAGAAAACCGCCACTAGCAAGTAGTGTGTGGATAGGGTACAAGGCACATACGCTGACCGCCGAGCGTTAATCGGGCGTTGGAGTGAATATGAAACAGCTAGTACCAACAGATGACGGCGGGCTGACGTTCGCATACACCAACCCTGACGATCGTGAGTTGCGTATTGAGGCGCTGTCAATGGCGCTGCACGCTTATGGCGATAACGGCGGTGTGGATACCGTCATGAGGGCCGCAAAGGTGTTCTATGATTTCATGGTTGGGGTGGACGCATGAGCGAGTTCGACAACAATCCGACTGACGAAGACATTCTCCTACTCACAGAGGTGGAGCAGGAAGCCCCAACGGACGCTGACTTCGATGAAAACGGCGATGAGATCATGCCTGCGCAGGAGCAGGAAGACGACGGTGAACTAGCCATAGAAATCGAAGGCGACGACGTTGCCGAAGAGGAAACGCCGCTACAGAAGAAGCTGCGCGCTGAGATCCGTGATCGTGACAAGCGTATCAAGGAACTGGAGCGGGTAAACGCGCCCAAGCCTGTTGATGTGGGCCGCAAGCCGGATCTGTGGGAGGATTGCGAAGGTGATCCCGACAAGTTCGAGGCTGACTTATTGGCATGGACTGAGCGCAAGCGCCAGGCTGAGCAGGCCGAACGCTCGCAGACTGAGCAGCAGACCACTCAGCAGCAGGCTTTCGAGAAGCAACGTGTGGCATATCGTGCCAAGGCGCAGACAATGGGCCTGAAGGATATTGATGGTGCGGAACAGAACATTATTGATACGCTTGGTGCGCCATACCTTGGCGCAATCATATCGTATGCCGACGACCCAGCGAAGGTTGTTGCTGCATTGGCTGCGCATCCGCGGCTCCTGTCCCAAATCGCGGATGAGCCGGACGATTTGCGTAAGCTCAAACTCATGTTCCAGATGGAGAGCAAAGTGACGATCAAACGTAAAGGTGCTGCAGCGCCTGAAGCTGGTACGATCCTGAAGGGTACGGCGAACGTCTCTGGCGGCGACAAGGCGCTGGAGAAGCTGGAAAAGGACGCAGAGCGCACTGGCGATCGGTCGAAGCTGATTGCGTACAAAGCTAACAAGGGCAAGAAGTGATGGATATCGCTGCTATGAAAGCCGCAGAAGAAGCGCGTATTGAGTTTCAGCGCTCAATGCGAGAATCTGACATTTATGCCAGAGAAAAACTTGCTCGTATTTACAGAAATGCATTTAACAAGGGCAAGAAGTAATGGCACGAGAACTAGAACTTAGCCCCGCACAGGTGGCGCAGGCCAAGCTGGCGGGCATCCCCGGCGATCGTCCGGGCTTGGGTGCGGATTATCCGCGGATGTTGTATCGCTCTGGCGAAGCCGCGGACCACAAGCTACTTGACATGCCGTTGCCCATTCAGGGGCATAAAGGCGTTGAGACTGTCATTGTGCATGACGAGCTTGAGGAAGCGGAAGCATCCGAGCATGGCTGGACCCGCACCATTGACGGCAACGATATGCCGACGATGAGCGACAAGGACGCACTCATTGCAGAGTTGAAGGCGCAGCTGTCTGCACAGACGATGTTGAATGATGCGCCGCGTCGTGGTAGGCCACCTAAGGCGGTAGATGAGCCAGGAGACGAATAATGGTAAGCATTCCTCTGTATGGCGGGCCGTCCAAGCGCGACATCATCCAGCTTGCATACGAGGAATGCGGCCAGGCAGGCTATGAGTTCGAGCTTACGCCGGAAGAATATGATGCGGCTTTGCGCCGTCTGGATGCCATGCTTGCCGAGTGGATCGGGCTGGGGATTGACCTTGGCTTTAACTTTCCGACTAACGGCACGCATGGCACGCCAGAAGAAGAGAGCGGCATCCCTGATGCTGCTTTGAATGCCGTTGCTACCATGCTGGCAAGGCGCATTGCACCCACGATCGGTAAGACGCTGCCAGCGGAAGCCAATGGCGCTATGGCCATGGCGTGGACGCTGTTGCGGTCTAACTATACCAAGATCCCCTCCATGCAGCTTGGGCGTCAAACGCCGCGCGGGTCGGGTAATCGCGGGTTTACCGCAGGTAGGTCGTATTTCACCAACACGCTGCCTACTGACGAAGTGGCGCAGTAATGCCGAGTGTCCCAGTCCCGATCCTTAGCGGTGTGACAGCCACGCAGTCCGGTGATTTCTCGCTGTCGTACCCAATCAATTTAGAGCCAGTTCCGCTCAATAGCGGCTTGTCTGAAGGCTATATGCGCTCGGCCCCCGGCGCTACGCTGTTCGGTATAGGCCCAGGTGCAGACCGCGGCGGCATTAACTGGAATGACCAGCTTTACCGTGTGATGGGCAACCAGCTTGTGCGCGTGTCTGCGGCGGGTGTTATTACCACGCTTGGCAACGTCGGTGATAGTGGTTACGTCACGATGGATTACGGGTTTGACCGGCTTGCCATTCGCAGCGGCACGCGTCTGTATTATTGGGATGGCTCTACGCTGATTTGGGTGACGGACCCGGATCTAGGTCCTGTGGTCGATATGCTGTGGATGTCGGGTTATTACATCACGACTGACGGCACTTCGATCGTAGTGACGCAGCTTAGCGATGCCACGCAGGTTGATCCGCTCAAGTATGGTTCTGCCGAGGCGGACCCTGACATGGTGACTGGCTTGTTCAAGCTGCGCGGGGAGCTGTACGCGCTTGGGCGCTATACCATTCAGGTGTTCAGCAATACAGGCGGATCTGGCTTCCCGTTTACGGCTAACACGGGTGCTACAGTGCCTGTAGGGTGCGTGGGTCCGGGGGCAAAGTGCGCTTTCCTGCAGACTATGGCGTTTGTTGGTTCGGGACGTGACGAGGCGCTGTCGGTGTATTTGCTTGACGGCGGATCTGCGTCCAAGATCGGCACACGGTTTATTGATGATGAGTTGGCCAAGGTGGCTGATCCTACGTCGATCCGACTTGAGCAACGCATGAGCCGGGATGAACGGCGCTTGTTGATCCATCTACCTGACAAGACGCTGGTGTATATGGCCAATGCCTCGCGCCTGACTCAGCAGCCAGTGTGGTATGTGGCAACGTCTGGGTTGGGGCTGAATAGCCAGTATCGCTTGCAGAACGCAGTGCTGTGCTATGGCAAGTGGATCTGTGGCGACACTACTAGCAGCAAGCTTGGCGTGTTGGATGAGACGGTTGTGACGCAGTTCGGAGATCCACAAGCGTGGCAGTTTGACACGCGCCTGTTGTACAATCAGGGCATGGGTGCAATCGTGCATGATTTGGAACTGGTAGGGCTGCCAGGCCGTGGTGAGACAGGTTCTGTGATGCTGTCCATGACGCTGGATGGCCAGACGTGGGGGCTGCCTCGTGCGTGCCGAGTGCCTAAGAATAACCGCACGCAGCGTGTGCAGTTCAATCCGCACAAGCGGTTCCGCAATTACATTGGCCTGCGCTTTAAGGGCAGCACCTTGGCGGGTTGGTCTGGGCTGAATGCTACTGTTGAGGCTTTGGGGGCGTAAATCCCTAGGGTGCTGCATGGCAATACCCTAGGGAGATTGAGTATGGGGTCTTTAGCCCCGGTGTCATGGTATCCTCCTGTTTGTTCTCTGTATGCCCGATAAAAGCTTTATGACTTATGTGCCGGTCCGTGTCAACACAGCACAAGGATTGTTTTTATGATAGCATCCCCACTAACCCGCGACGACCTGACGCGACTGTTTCCGAACAACCCAAAGGCCGTGCTGGCGTTTGAGGGGTTGTTCCGGTTACTGGGCAGTAACATCGAGGCGATCACCGCAGCCACCGAAGCTACGGATGCGTTGAACGATGCAACGGTGGTTACGTTGTCGCCTAACGCCACGTTGAATAACGAGCGCGTGCTGGCGGTTGATCCCAACAGCATGACGATCACAGACACGGGCAATGCTGTCATCCTTGCGCTGCTGTATATCGTACAGGCAACACAAGGATGCAGGCTGACATTCAATCTGTTGGGTGACACCGACGTTGACGTTCTGCACTCTGGCATTGCGCTTACGTCTGGCGTGGGCGTGTATGCCAACGACGCCGCCGCCGCTGCTGGCGGTGTCGTGGTTGGGGAGTTTTATAAGGTGTCAGGTGGCGGGGTTGCTTGGCGGGTTAGCTAGCTTTAGAATCAATAATAGCTTTCTGGTATTCTCATATTTGGGTCCTTGAAAGTGATTTTAATAATACAGACGGGCCGATACTGATTAGTAAGCTCGCCGGGGGCAAAAAACTTTGCAATGTCATACGTCTGGGCTTTGCCGCTTATAAGTCCAATTTTCCCATTTGGGTATAAAATGGTATAGTATGATTTCTTTTTCATCGCCTGCCTCTCAGATATTCAACAGCGTTAAATAGGCAAATTCCCATGGTGCAGCCTATTATGAAATAGGCAAATAGATTGCCGGTCAATATAAAGGCTCCTCTGTCCACCGCTGATTCCAGCGTGCAATTACCTCCTCGTCATTGTTTGCGAGTGGGACAAGCATGTTAGTGGAAGCTAAGCAGTCCGAGCAATGAACAAATGCATCATGGCTATCATTGCCTTGTTGCAGGAACGATTCACCGCCACAGAACGGACACGGCTTAATCGCCTCCAGAACCTTTGGTTGCTTCTTACGGCGGATAAACTCAGGGCGCATGGTAATCATATTTATCTCCTTCCGCGCTAATGTGTCTGCCCCGGCTTCCCATCCTCACGGGCAGGGATAGCTGCGATCTGGTAGGTATCGCAAAGATAGCGGTATCCAGGGCAGACACGTCTCAATCCACCATCTGTGCCGCAATGTCAACCCCCGGCACGCATATAAACACACCCTTGCCACCCTCCAACACCCGTGCTAGTCTACAATATCGGACGAAACCATTGCCTTGCTCCGATGGGCGTTTTTGCGAGATGCAAGATGGTCCGTGTCGAGCGCGATGTCGCCTTTATCAACAAAATCGCAAACGATGCAGACGTGCGGCCCTTCATTCGCCCGGACGGCGAGGCGATGGACTTTTCCGCTATCGAGGGCAAGCGCAACGCTGAAATCGGCGGCGTGATCCTGTCGAATGGCGAGGATGCGGTAGCGATCTTCGAGATTACCGCGGATGACTGCTTTCAGGCGCATACCATGTTTGCGCCAACGTGCCGCGGTCGTAAGGCAATTGACGCTGCAAAGGAAATGGTAGCGTGGATGTTTGCGCACGGCGCACGCATTGTCTGGGGCGCAACGCCACATGAAAACAAGCGCGCCATCATGTTTAATCACCTGATCGGTGCACGCGAAGTGGCGCGGGATGACACGCATGTCATTTTTGAAATGAAGGCTGCATAATGGCTGGTGCACTCATTGGCGCAGGCGCGTCTATCCTTGGCGGGATTACCGGAGGTAAGGGCGCAAGCAAGGCCGCCAAAGCGCAGGCAGCCGCACAGCAGGCTTCTTTGCAGGAGCAGCAGCGCCAGTTCAACATCACGCAGCAGAATTTCCAGCCGTACCAGCAGGCGGGAACGCAGGCGCTTGGCGGTATGCAGAACTTGCTGGGCCTTGCGGGCAATGACGCGCAGGGGGCTGCTATCAGCGCATTGCAGGCATCTCCGGGGTTTCAAGCGCTGTATAATCAGGGTTCGGACGCTATCCTGCAGAACAGCGCGGCTACGGGCGGTTTGCGCGGTGGCAATACGCAGAACAGCCTTGCGAATTTCGGCGCTAACACGCTTGCCAGTACGATCCAGCAGCAGCTTTCCAATCTTGGGGGGCTGGTGAATACGGGCGCAGGCGCAACCGGGCAGCTCGCCGGAGCATCGCAGGCCTATAGCAGCCAGCAGGCACAGACGCAGAGCATGTTGGGCAATGCCAACGCTACTGGCGCGGCTGCACCGTATGCGGCATTGCAAGGCGTTATCAGCCAGCTCGGTTCGCAGTTTGGTACGGGCGGCAGCGGCGCAAAGGCTCTTGGCTGGTAATGGCAACCGATCCATCCTCGATTATCCAGGGTATGCTCCAGAGCGCTGGGCTTGGACGCACTGTGTCCGATTTCCAGCAGCAGGATGCGCAGACGCAGGGGAT